TTTCAACCATCGCGGAAATTGCCGGTGTCGGTCTGCTAATCTTGGCCGCGTATTTGGTGCATCCATCAATCATCATCGGTCTGGTCGGGATCGGTCTGATTGCATTCGGCTATTCAAGGGGTGACAAGTGAGCATCATTCGCCGCGTATTGGGGACAAATCTACAACCGCGAAACTTGAATGGTCTGGGGTTGATTCCGCAAGCGTTTGATCGCGTTCCGGGAATCTCCGCCAAGCGTGTTGATGAAGAGTCCGTGTTTGGATTGTCCACGGCTTGGGCTTGCGTGACCTTGTTGAGCGACTTGATCTCCACACTCCCAATTGATTCTTATATTCGCGACAATGGCCAGCGTCGCCCGTATCGTCCGGGCGGTGTCAAACCGTTGTGGATGACGAACCCGATTCCGGGGCAGAATGTTGGCATCAATGAAATTTTGTCGCAAATCACCGTCAGTCTTTACGTCAACGGAAACGCTTTCGTGTTTGCACCGCGCGACCCAGACACCAACGAGCCGCTAGAAGTTCGCGTCCTTGACCCTCGCACTATCACCATCCACCAGCGCGGGCGTGAGGTTTTCTATACGATCCGCAACGGCGCGGAGAATGTGGATTTTGGATCTGACACCATTTTGCACATTCCGTTGATCACGCTGCCCGGACAACTCCGCGGCATCAATCCAATCGAGGCTCTCCGCAACACTCTTGCGTTGGGAATGACGCTTGATGATTCTGCCGCCAACTTCTTTGCGACCGGCTCCACGCCTACGGGCATCATTGAAACGCCAGACGCGCTGACGGCCGAACAAGCCAAGTTATTGAAAGACGGTTGGTTGCGCCACCACACGGGTGTCAACGCACACACTCCTGGGGTGTTGAGCGGCGGAGCGACATTCAAAGCATTGTCGTTCCGACCGGAAGACGCGCAACTGCTCGCGTCACGGGAGTTCACCGTCAACGAAGTCGCGCGCATCTTCCGCGTCCCGCCCGCGCTCCTCGCCGTCACGACTCCGGGCGCGATGTCATATTCATCAGTCGTTGAATTGAACGCGTCATTCGTGTCGTACACGCTGCGCCCGCTTGCGGAAAAGATCGAACGCGCACTGTCGATTTTGATTCCGCGGCCAGAAGCGTTCACGCGATTGTCCATGGACGCGTTGCTTCGTGGATCAACCCGCGAACGGTTTGAAGCCTATCGCATCGGGCTATCCGAAGGGTGGATCAATGTGGCAGAAATCAGACGGCTGGAAGACCTTGCGCCCGTGGATGATGCGGCGGCCAACGCATATCGTCAACCGTTGAATCAATCCGATTCCGCGTTGGCATCTGCCAAGCAGAAAGCCGACGTGTATGCCGTACTGATCAACGCGGGCGTTGATCCGGCAGAAGCCAGACGGATCGCGAAACTATGACATTCACTTCACGACATATCACCATCGGAACGGCTGCTGTTGCCATTGGAACCGCAACGCTCAAAAACACCCACGAATTGACAATTGAATCAAACGACAACAAAACCGTTTATGTCGGAGATGAATCGGTCACCGTAGGCGGGGGATTTGAAATTGTCAAAAACGCAATTGTTCCCATCAAAATTGCAAACGGAGACATTTTGTGGGCGGTGTCAGACTCATCCGATGCGGTGATTTCCGTGTTTGATTTTCAGGTTGATCCTTGATGCCATACGCTATCGAACCAGATTTCAACGGGTGCGCGTTTGCCGTTGTGAAGGTCAATGCGGACGGCTCCAAGGATATTGTTCCTGGGGGATGCCATCCGGCGGACGAGCAGTCATTGGCCGAAGACCATTTGACCGCGCTGAACATTGCGCTTGAAGACGAACGGGCGATTGATCCGAACGGATATGAGCCGACCGCGGCGATGCGGGCAGAAGCAGAGCGCGGACTTGAATGGCGGCGTGAATACGGGCGCGGAGGAACGGACATTGGGGTTGCCCGCGCCCGTGATATTTCCAACGGCAAGCGTCTGCCCTATGAAACGGTCGTGCGGATGAATTCATATTTCGCGCGCCATACGATTGACAAGCAAGCGGAAGGTTTCCGTCCGGGAGAAGACGGCTACCCGTCTGCTGGTCGCATCGCGTGGGCGTTATGGGGTGGAGATGCTGGCGAACGATGGGCGGGGGCTATCATTGACGCGGCTGATGAAAATGGCGACCGAATGAGAAGCAAAGGGGATGACATGGCAATCGAATTCCGAACCGCTGCGGTTGAACTCCGCGCCGTTGACGAAACGGGAATGACGTTTGAAGGATATGCCGCGCTGTATGATTCGCCGTCCGACACGGGCGTTGCACCAGAAGTCATCAAGCCCGGAGCATTCCGCCGATCATTGGCCGCCGCAGAGCGTGGCGAATGGGATGTCAAAGCGTATCAAGACCACAACCCTGAACTCTTGCTTGGAACAACCAAGTCCGGCACGCTAACGCTTGATGATGACGGAAAAGGTCTGCGCGCACGCGTGTCATTGAATCCGAACATTTCATTCCATCGCGACCTTGCCGAAATTGTCAAGACGATGGGCAAGTCGCTGGGGATGTCGTTCGGGTTTTTCTCAACCAATGCAAACAAGGTGAACGATGAAGGGGTGCGTGAATTGCGTGATGTGAAGTTGGTCGAGGTTTCCGCATTGACGGGGCTCGCGCCGTATTATCCGGGAACCATTTCAACGGTCGCCGTGCGGTCGCTGGCATCCGATAGCGGGATTGATGTGGCCGCGCTCCGTGAAGCGGTGGTCGCTCTGCTCGCGGGCAATATGAATGAAGATCAAGCGAAGGTCATCGCCGATGCGGTCAACGCCGTCATCGTTGACGATGAATCTGATGCGGCAGAAGCCGAAACCGAACCAACCGAAGGTGCGGCAACGGACGAGGAAACCGCTGCTGACTTGGATCCGATGGAGCAGCCCGCGCCAGAAACCGAAACGGAATCCGGCGTGAAAGTGGAGATCGAAGTCACGATCCCGCGCGCAGTACCACGATCAATCCGCGAACGCCAAATTGAATTGGCGCGTCGCGCCTTAGACTAAAAAAACCAAAACGCAAGGGCAGATCCGCAAAGGGCATTCGCACCGCCGGACGAGTACCACCGTTGAGGGGATTGATAAAAAAACCGAATAGCGAAAGGGGAATCATCGTGTCGAATGAACTGATGAACCGCCTCCATTCTGCATATCGGACGGACTTTGAGGCTGCGAAGGGTCTTATCACCCGCGCCGCTGACGAGGCTCGCGAACTTTCCGCAGAGGAGAGCGCGCAGTATGACCGTCTCAACGAGCAGATGGATGCAAAGTTGGAAAAGATCAACGACATCAAGAAGGGCGAAGAGCGTTCAACGAAGTTGGCCGCAATCGTCGGAAACCTTGAAGTCACATCGGCAAAGCCGCTGAACAATGATGCGGATGTCCTCCGCGCCATCATCAACGGCGAGAAGCGTTCCGCGAATTTTGAACTTCGCGCGCTCGCAACGGCTACGGCTACAACGCCTGTGACGTTTGCTGATTTCGTGGTTGAGCAGTTGGTTGAAGGCAACCCTGTTTATGAAGGCGCGTCCAAGATCCGCACAACCGACATCCGAAACATCACCGTGCCTGTGATGGCGGGAACCGCGCCAAGCGCGGCTTTCGTTTCCCAGGGCGGAACGATTTCGGCTTCGGATCCAGTCTTCACAAGCATCACGCTTGGCGCATACGCGGCGGCAACGCTGACGCTTGCATCACGCGAGTTGGTTGATTCGGCTGGCTTCAACCTCGTGGAATATGTTGGCCGCGCGGCGGGCAACCAGATCGCATTCCTCGCGGGTTCGGCGTGTACCCTCGGAACCGGAACGGTTCAGCCAACGGGCTTCGTGTCCGCGCTGACCACGGCTGGTGCGCTTACGACCGCAACCAAGTCAGGGACGGTCACGGCGACCTTCTTTGATGCGCTCGATCTAGCGGGCGTGATCTATGCACTCTCGCCAAAATATAGGAACGCCAACACGGTGTGGCAGATTTCAACGGGTGCAGCGAGCAAGGTTCGCCGCCTCCAGGATCTGAACGGACAGTTCATTTGGCAACCAGCCGTCGCGGCTGGTGCGCCAGAGACACTGCTCGGATATCGTGTCAAGGAGAATGTCCACATGGCCGCGGTTGCATCTGCATCCAAGTCCGTGGCATTGCTCCACGAGCCGTCGTTCTATATCCGAGAAGCGGGTGGTGTTGAAGTGGCAACCTCGCAGGAACGCTACTTCGAGATCAACAGCATCGGAATCCGAACGATCTATCATGTGGACTCGGCGCTGCCGGATACACTTGCGGGTCGCGTGCTCGTTTCCGCCAACTCATAATTGGCAATCTGCCTCGGTTGAGGTAGAATCGTCCGAGCGTCGCCCGTCTGGGTGACGCTCGGACTTTTATTTGGAGGGTGAGGCAATGACGCTCCGCATCGCTTGGTCAAGCAATGCCCCTTGGACGGGATCGGGATATGGCGTGCAAACCGCGGAAATCGTTCCGCGTTTGGTTGCAGACGGCCACGAAGTCGCGATCCTCGCGAATCACGGGCTTGCGGGTTCGATCATCAATTGGGGCAATCCGCCCGTTCCGGTTTTCCCGCAAGGCATTGATGCATATTCCAATGACATCCATCCCGCGCAGATCGCGAACCACATTGGCGACCAGCGACATCGCGGGCTTGGCTTGACATTGTTTGATGTTTGGGTCTTCAAAGCACCGCAATGGGATGAAGTGCCGCTGCTATGTTGGACACCCGTTGACCACGATCCGGTCACGCCAGAGGTGTCCACATTTTTCAATCGTCCTGGTCGAAAATGGGCATTGGCAATGTCAAAATTCGGCGAACAAGCGTTGCTTGATTCGGGGATTTCCCGCGAGCGGGTGTTTTATGCGCCGCATTCATACGACCCAAACATTTTCAGTCCAGACGGCGAAACGATGCGCGACAAAATGCAGATCCCTGCGGACGCGCATTTGACCACAATGAACGCCGCCAACAAGGGCAACACCCCTATCCGAAAGTGCTTCCCTGAAAATCTGGCCGCGTGGTCGGAATTCGCACGACGGCACGACGATGCGTTTTTGTACCTTCACACGGAAGCATCCGGCATCGCAAGCGGCGTGAACATCCCTCGGCTGTTGAAAGCGGTTGGTGCGCCAGAAAAGCAAGTTCGCATCGTTCCACAATTTGAATATCGGATGGGCATTTCCGCGCAGACGGTTGCCGCATTGATTCGATCAAGCGATGTGCTGCTCGGCGCGGCACGGGGAGAAGGCTTCGGTGTCCCGACACTAGAAGCCCAAGCCACGGGCGTTCCGGTGATCGTCACGAATTGGACGGCATCGCCAGAGTTGGTCGGTCACGGGTGGGTTGTTGAAGGGCAAAAAGAATGGGACGAATTTCAGGGGTCATTCTGGAAGTTGCCATCCGTTGACGGGATCATTGATGCGCTTGAACAATCGTATGCATTGAAAGGTGACGCGGCCAGATTGTCAGAAGCGCGTGCCGCGTCCATCAAATTCGCCGAGCCGTACCAGACGGACAATGTGTTTGCAACCCATTGGCGACCGATTTTGTCGTCAATGGAAACTTTGTTGGCGGAAGGTGTCAAGCCAATCAACCGTGAGCAGCGGCGTGCAGCCGTGAGGCGGAAGCGATGAATGATGTGACCGTGATCACGGCAAGTCTGCCCGACCGCGGGCGACTACGCGAAGACGCGATTCAATCCGTCGCATCCCAGACGATGCCGCCATCTGATCATTTGATCGGCATTGACTATCAACGGGTCGGTGGTTGGCGCGTTCGGAATCTGCTCGTGTCGCAAGTGGAAACCAAATGGGTGCAGATCCTGGACGATGACGATTTGCTGCTCCCGAACCATCTGGCGACGATGTTGGACTATTCCGGCGCGGGGGCTGACATCGTCTATTCATATGCCGATGTCGTTGGTGACAAATCGTTTGACCTATACAACCGACCATTTGACGGGAATTTATTGCGGACATCGTCCATCGTTTCTCACGCGGCATTCGTGCGAACCGAATTGATTCTTGACCTTGGCGGTTGGGACAATCAGAAGGGCTACGACTGGACATTCTGGGTCAAAGCATTGGACGCTGGGGCGCAATTCCTATCCGTGCCAGAAAAGACGTGGATCTATCGGTTGACACCCGAATGGAACCACGAATCGCGACCGTGAAGCCGGTCGTCATTCTGGCCGCGGGGCGCGCGACCCGTCTTGGCGGCGTGAACAAATTGCTCGTCACGGCGGGCGGTCTGCCCGTCCACGAATGGCATCGTCGGGCATTTGAAGGGTCTGACATTTCGATCGTCGTGCATGATCATTCCGTTCGCGCGATCGAAGATGAAGTCCCGTGGGCGAACGCCATCATCGGAACCAACAAATTCAATGGTCCGGTTGGAGCGTTGGACGCGTATTTGGCGCAGACGAATCAAACGGACGGATTGACCGTCGTGTTCGCGGATACGCTGATCCCACCGCAGCCATTGTCTTCGGGTGATTGGGTTGGCGTTGCGGCCGCCCCAGCGCGTCGTTGGGATATGCCATCGGCGCGCGGGCATTGGGTGCGCGGAATCCCACGGGTTCCAGTCTGCATTGGGATCTATTCGTTCGGGGATGTGAACGCGCTCCGAAAGGCTGCATCCGCCGCCCATTCTGACGCTGCAACGGTTGGCGACAAGGAAACCCCGATGACAATGTTGTTGAACCGATACGGTTCGGACATGCCGTGGTTCAAGGTTCGGGGATGGCACGATGCGGGCGATCCCGCCGCCGTCGCTTCCGTGCCGTCGTGGGAATCCGTTGTCGCCGCACGGGACGAAATTGCAAGCGTGGAAGGGATGCTTGATGCGCGTTGGACGCGCTAGAATCACCGAGCAACCCATCCGCCCAGAAGGAGAAACCAAATGGCAATCGTGAACGGATATGTCACCCAAGCAGAAGTCCAAAATGCGCTTGGTCTTGGGACGGCAACGCTGGTTCCAGACTCCGCAGAAATTGACAATGTGATTGAAGCCGTGTCCCGCGCCGTTGACGATTATTGCGGGCGGTTTTTCTACTCGGTCGCCGGAACCGTTGTGTTCACCGCCAACGACTATATGTTCCTCCCGATCGGTGATTGGGTTTCGGTCACCACCGTCAAGACCGACGAAAACAATTCCGGCACGGTGACCAAAACATTGACCCCAAACATGGACTATCGGTTGCAGCAAAACACCACATTTCAAGGGTGGCCATATACGGCAATCCAGATCGCATCATTCGGTTCAAACACACTTCCCGTCGGGGTGACCCAAGGCGTTGAAGTGGTAGGCACACGGGGATGGTCTGCCGTCCCTGAACCGATCCGTGCCGCTGCATTGATCCAGAGTGTGCGCGTGCATGCGCGTCGGGCTACTCCGTTCGGAGTCGCTGGATCACCTGAAGGCGGGATCGTGAGGCTGCTTTCCCGATTGGATCCAGATGTCGAATTGATGGTTCGACCGTATCGTGCGCCACGGGAGGCGATCTAGTGAACGACGCGACCGTGTTGGCCGCCATCGGAAACCACCTTCGCAATCTGACCCCACCATCGGGGCAGACGCTAAAAGTCGTTTATGACTACCCGCCGGAATCATTGGGGGCAACGCCCGCGGTCGTGCTGTATCCTGGAAGCGATTCGGTTTCATACGGTGCGGCCAACCGCACAACGGCGTTGACCGTTTCCGCAGTGTTGTATTTGCCACAGGTTGAATACGCCCGAAATTTTGCGGGGCTTGCGGTGTGGCGCGCGTGGATGCGTGACTCGCTTATCACCGCGGTGCTTCTAAACTCCACCGATGGGGTCGCCCAAGCGTCCGTCACATCAACCACCGTGGACGGTGGAACGGAGTATGCAGAGGCTTCATTCATGACCGTCACCGCTACAATGGACATCATCGGGGTCGAGCCGATCTCGGCATCCGCATAGCGAAGGAGAACAATCGTGCCAGCAGCCTCGTCAGGGAACATCCTATTCAGCGCACTAGTCGGCAAGGCAGAAGGAACCGCGGGGACATCGCCTTCGTTCGCATCCGGCGGTCGCAAATTCCTTGTGGAGCCCACGGGTCTGATCACAATTGGCAAAACTTTTGAGATTGGCGAGGAGCGAAGCGTCGCGCTCCGCAACCCAATCATTGCAACCACTGCAACGCTTATGGCCAACGAGCCAGAGTTGTCCGTGTCCGTTCCAGCCGTGTCCATTGATGAAATGTCCGTGTGGCTCGGGATGGCATTTTCCCCAACGATCACGGGGACGGCTGCACCGTACAACTGGACATTCCAGCCATCAATGGGAACGGCAAGCAATTCGCCAACATCCTATTCGTTCATTTCAATGGACGCGCAAGGTGGAACCGCCGCGGGCGGCAACGCGTACTTGCTCAACTATTGCCTCCCGACGGAAATTTCAATCACGGCAGATCGAAGCGGCTTGACCGCATTGAGCGCGACGCTGTTCGCGCAGAATGTCGCAGAAACGACCACGAATCCAGCGGCAGCGACCGCCGTGCCAACAAGCAAGTTCCTTTCGGGACGGCTCTGGAATGTCGCGACCGGAACCGCTCTGGCCACGGGGACATTCTCGGACTTCCAGTATGCGTTGGACTTCTCGTTGACGATGCAGACGGGCATCGTTCGTCAGTCATATCTTGCCGGAACAAGCACTTTCAGCACTCACGCCGAATCCGCCGCAATCGGCGGGGAATTGTCAATGACGATTCAGAGCAACGCGAACGCTTCCGCCAAGTGGTTCCAGAAGTTGGGTCAGCAGCAATTCGTGGAATTGGCTTGGACGGATGGAACATATTCGGCAACGATCAACACATCCATCATCGTCACGGATGTCACGCCCATCGCGGGAAGCGAAGACGGGTTGACTACTATGACTGTGACGGGTCGTTTGGCGTATGATCCGGTCAGCGCATCATCCATCAAAATCGTTGTGGAGAATGCAATCAGCGCGCTCCCGTAAGTTCACGGGGGGGCAGAAGGAGGACGGAATGAAAGAACTTCGAGCGGATCGGAAAATCCGAATTGAATTGGTCGAACCATTTGAAGGATGGTGGGCGGATATGCGGCTCCATGTGCCGTTTCGTCTGGCCGTGCAATTGGAATCAGACAAGCCGGAAGATCGCGTGAACGCAATTCGGTCGCTGGTGGTCGGTCACAACTTCCGTGAAGAAGTTGGATTTGATGATGTGCTTGACGATCCGACGGATGCGCCTGACGATGCAATCACCCAATTGCTTGAAAAGTGGGGGGCAATAAAAACCGCCGTCCCAAACGGGTGAGGCGGGCGGCACAAATGATCGCGCTCGGTCGTCCGAGCGTGAAGCCACCCGCCGAAGTTGTTGCGGTCATTCTTGCGGAACGATGGGGCGTGCTTCCATCGGCTATCCTTGACGAAGATTTCGGCGATGTGATTCGGTGGTGGACAATCACCGCAGATTTGAACACGCAGAAAGGTGGAAGTCGTGGCGGCTAAATCGCGGGTTGACTTTGAAATTTCATCCCAGACGATCAAAGACATCAATGATCTGGGGCTTGCCGTCGCGGCTGGATTTGACAACAAATTGATCGACAAGGCATTGAATGCCGCCGCGCTCCACACGGCCAAAGCAATGGTCAATCCCGTCAAGCAAGGGGCTGTTGGCGCGAGGGGTGGCGGAACGGGTCGGTTGCGCCGCGCGATCTGGGCAAAGCCCGCAATGAAAAACAAACCCGGAGCCTATGTCGGGATCCGTCCGGGAGCAAGTCGCGCAGACACGCGTGGTGCTTACTATCGCTGGATCGTGACCAGCGGCGTTCGCAATGTCCCCTATGTCATCCGCCCGAAATTCGCTGGTGCGCTAAATATCGGAGGCAATGCGCGTCGCATCGCCAAGCGGGTTCAACCGATTCCTGGAAACCCGTTCGTGTCGCGAATCGTGGAGCAGAATATGGACAAGGTGAAACGATTGTTCAGCGAAGCGCTGGCTAGTATCATCGAGAAAGGGATTCCAAAGCGTGGCCGCATTCGCGTCACCATCCCGAAGCCAAGGTGATTGATGGCAACTAGCGCGCAGATTTCGTTCGCATTCATCGCCAAAGACGCGGCATCCAAAACGATCCGCGGGCTGTCTTCAACCGTGTCCGGTCTGGGCAAGGTTTCTTCTCGTGTTGGCGGATTTTTGAAGACTGGTTTCAAAGCCGCATTGGTGGGGATTGGTGGCGCGATTGCGGGTGCGACGGCGGCGCTGTATAAGTTCACGCAAGCCGCAATTGCAGACGAAAAATCCAACGCAAAACTCGTGTCGGTTTTGAAATCGCGAAAACTTGCTTCCGCAGAAAATTTGGCAATCGTTGAAAAACTGATCACCCAAGGAGCCGCGCTCGCATTCACTGGCGAAGAGATTCGGGACGGGCTTGCGACGGCGACACAGTTCACCAATAAGTTCACGCATGCACAAAAAATCTTGTCAACGGCGCAGGATCTGGCCAGAGCCAAAAACATTTCACTTGAAAAAGCCACATCAATTGTCGGGAAAGCATACCAGGGAAACACAAAAGGTTTGAAAAATTTCGGAATTGAAGTCGGCAAAAATGTCAAAGGAACCAAAGTTCTCACCGCGGTCAACAAGTCATTCGGCGGCTCGGCGAAAGCGTTCGCCGAAACCACCGAAGGTCGAATGACGATTTTGTTTGAATCCGTCAAGAAAGCGGGCGAAGGAATCGCCACAAGTTTGTTGCCGATTTTTGAAGAGTTGATGGATGTGTTCATGAAGCACGGGCTTCCAATTATTGACGGGGTTTCAAAAGCGATCAGCGGGTTCATCACGGAAAACAAAGAGTTGATCAAATCAGTCATCACAACCGCGGTTGGGTTTGTGCAAAACCTTCTTCCCGTATTGCAGAAAGTCGGCGAATTCATTTTCGGCACGGTTGTTCCGGCAATCGTTGGGTTCGTTCAAGGATTGACTGCGCCAGGAGGCGTGACGGACTCCATCGGAAAAGTGGTTGGCGGAATCGCCAAAGATCTGGTTCCGATCATCCAATCATTCATTGGAAATGTCGTGAAACTGGCGGGCAAAATCGGCGAATTGGTTGGCGTATTGTGGGGCGACGGGAATGGCCCTCTTGCTATCGCGTTCAAGGGCATCGCTGGAGTTGCTGGTGTGCTTCTGAATATTTTCGGGAACATCGCTGGGTTCATCGGAAACGCCATCAGCGCGGTGATTGACCTTGGCAAAGCAATCATGGATTCACCAATCGGCTTCATCATCAAAGCGGTTTCGGGGTTCGTCGGGAATGTTGCGGGAGGTCTTGGTGACGCGTTGAGCGGGCGACCCACGGGCGGCGGAATTTCGACTGCGGCTCCGACCGGATACGGCGCGAACAACGGCCAATTTGAAGTCAAAACGGCGGTCAATATTGATGGCAAACAAGTTGCGGAATCGGTGTCGAAGCGTCTGAACCTAACGCCAAGCGCCGCTCCCCGTGGGAGTTATTGATGTCATCCCCGTTCACGCTAACTATCGCGGGCGTTGGAACCGCAAACCTTCTGGCGGTTCCCGCTTCACCCGCGACGACTACACCATTCGTTGAACTTGATTCGTTCAGCGCGAGTCTTTCAACCGAAGGTGGCGGATCTATGTCGTTCACGATGATCCAACCGCTAACTCCTTCGGGTGGCCCTTGGTGGGCTTCTGGGACGGTCAATGACAATGCGGTTGTGAAGTTTTTTGACACGCGCTATTCGGGATCAACCCCTCTTTTCCTTGGGTTCATCAATACGCTTTCTGGTCAACTGCTTGGAAATGGCGTTGGAAATCGGTGCGAAGTAAGCGTTGACGGCGCAAACTTGTGGTTGAACAAAACCATTGTTCGCAAAGGATATGTCGGAACGGACATTTTTCAAACGGTCGGGTCGTTTTCACAAGGTTCCGGGACGGCAACAACCGACCACGCGCACATCAACCAACTCTTGGCGAAAATTCACACCCAAGTGAACGATGCAACCACCCGCGAGATCCTCAACACCAGCGATGTGGGTGGCAACCGTGCAATTTTTTTCGGCACAGCAACCCCGATTGGGAAATTGCAGTTTGATGTCAGTGACCTTCGGTCTGCGCTTGATCAGATCGCAGAAGAAGCATCGGGTGAGAGCAAAGTTCCGATGAAATATTTCATTGATGCCAACGGGCGGTTGACGTATGCGCCGAAAGACACTTCGGCGACATACGCGAACGCACCAATGCAAATCAGCACACTGCAAGCCGTTCCGGTCATCGGTGGAACCGCCGCGGCGACCGTAGTTTCTCCACACAATTTGAATGTGACGCTTGATCACGGGCGAATTGTGAAGGGCATTTTTGTGGCCGCGGCAGATGTTCGCGCAGATCGGGACGCGAATGCAAAGCCGATCACAAATGCGCCTTATTTCCGAACATACACTGGTTCGGAACCCTATCGCGGGTCGGACTTGCCGTCTAGGGCTGGTGCGTTGCCACATGAAATTTTTGCCGCATCAAAGTTGAGCGGGTACGGGTTCGGGTCGCGATCAAAAAAAATCAACCGATTGACTCGTGCAACATTCCAAGTCAGATCAAAGCCAGTTCGTTCGGTTTCATTCGAGATCATGGATTCCGACCTTGATCAAGCGACCGCACCAGATTGGAGGTTCGGATTTTCGCAAGGGTACGCGCAGACGAGCGGGACGGCGTTTCAATTGGTCACAGCGTGGCTTCCGGATCAATATGTGAAAGTCAACGCCCCTTCGCTTGATGTGAACAACGAAGTGCTTCGCATCGTTGATGTTGGCATGTCGTTTCAGTCTGGGTCTTCCTATTCGTTGAAATATTCAATCACCGCCGATTTCGCAAAGCGCGAAGTCGGGGATGACATGCGAAGAATTTACGGGGGGAGATAATGTCAACATATGGGACGGACTCGGTCGGTCTGGGTCAATTCGATGGCGACATCACGACCGACAAAGGCGTGCCGATCATTTCAACGAACTCGGACGGTGAACTGGCAACTTTGATCGGGAGCGCACCACTTCGGTCAATCCACACGGGGATCACAAACGGAGATTTCGCGGCGTTGCCCGACGATCCGGACACGGACATTTCCGATGATAATGCGCTCCCATATTTCAATTGGGACAATACAAGCGGGACGGCGTTCCGTGCCGTCATCGCATCCGACAACTCGTTCGTGAATGGCAATCGTGTTGTTCGCGTTTTGGTTGGAACGGCCATTGCAACCGGAACGGCAACATTGACACGCATTGAACCAATCGGCGCAACGGGTGGCGTGGGAAATGCTTTTGTTCCGTTCATAACGGCGAGCAAAAACACGGTCGCTGGCTCTGGCGTGACGGTGGGTGTCTTCTATGAGTTCCTCGCCGTTGATCAATCAACCGTGTTGGGGACGGCGGTCATCAGTGCGGAGCAGTCTTGGGAAACCGTCGCGGGTCTGGACGGGCTTCCCGTGCCGATCTATGGAACTTTCCTTGGCGACCCCGAAGCGTCCGTCTACAATGCCGCGCCCGCTGGTGCAGAATTCATCAAAGTGATTGTCAAATTTGCTTGCACCGCCGCTGGCGGCTCTGGCGAATATGTTGTTGGTGAACGGTCAATTGACATTGTTGACATCGGGTTTGAACGAGGAAGTTCAACAATCTATTTGAACGAAAACGATGAAGTGGGAACTTTTGCCCCCGGAAGCATCGAACAATTCAACGGAACAATGAAAATCGCCAGCGGTCTGGGGACACCGCCAGGAGCGGAAAACGCGGCAATCTATGTCGGAGTTGAAGACCCCACGTATCCGCAATATGGGCAAATCGTGCTTGACGCTAACAGCGGCACGATCAATCTCTTGGCCGCGCTGGGCGTGACGACGGACGTTGATCTCACGGTCGGACGGGATCTCACGGTTGCGGGAGATATCACCTCATCATCTACGAACACAATCACGGGAGACAAGTTCCGCGCAACGTCCACCACCGATGCAAGCCTGAGCAGCACAGGTCACGCATTCCAGATTGGCGCGAGCAGCGGTCAAAACCTTCGCATTGACAGCAACGAGATTATGGTGGTGAACAACGGCGGAACAGCAACGCTGCTACTACAAAACGACGGCGGCCTCACGCGCGCAGGCGACGGTTTTGCGGTCACAGGAAACATTGACGCTACAGGGTCAATCGCCTCGGAAGATTTGATTCAGGCTCTCGGTGTGTTTCGCACCATCCAAGCCGCAACGACCGACACCGCATTCACGGCACGAGTAACTTCAGAAGGAACCCCACGATTTGCGATTTTCTGTAACGGAGTGATGGAGTGGGGCGGCGGCGGCACACGCGACCTGAACCTTTATCGCTCAGGCGCAAATGCCCTAACAACAAGCGGAGAACTAAACATTGGAGGTGGCAACGCCACAATCAGTAGTTCAGGCGCGTTTCTGGGAACAAACATTTCTCTCTCTGGAACAAACGGATTGCGGCACGATGAACCTGCAACCACAACGCAGACAAGCAGCGCCGCAATCTGGGTCACCGTATCTGGCACGAATCGCCAACTTCGCCGCAACTCATCGTCAGCGCGCTACAAGACAAACATCGTGGACGCAGACGAGGTGGTGCTTGACGCTGCGCGCAAAGTCAAGCCGCGCCACTATGAGTCCACGATTAAAGATGAGAACGGCGCAACGCGCCTCGGGTTTATCGCCGAAGAGGTTCACGATGCGGGACTCACTCACGCCGTCGGGTATGATTCCGAAGGAAAACCCGAAACCATTGATTCCGTGGCGTTGATCGCGGCACTATGGCATCGGGTGGATGCGTTGGAATCAAGATTGGCCGAATTGGAGAAAGCAAGATGACCACGAACCAAAATCAAGAAATCTTGAAGCGATTGCAAGGCATTGAACGGGATCTGGCCGAAATCAAACTTGAATTGGCGGAAACCCGCGGAGCGTATCGGCTCGCCCGTTTCGTCATCGCGCTTTTAGGCGTTTCCGGTTTGGGTGGATTGACGGCGTGGTTCGCGTCACAAGGCAAATGATGATCAAGGTTCGATCGCAACTTGGGTTGGCGGAGCGTCTGGGTGTAAAAGCCATGGACGACTGCGGTCCGGCATCGTTGGCAACGGCGGCGACGCATCTGGGATTGAATACCACGACCAAGCAAGCGCATAAAGCGTGCGAGCAAGCGGGTCGGCGCGACACGCCAACGGGCGCAGAAGGCACGAGTGCGCGACAAGTTCGCGACGCGGCCAAGATCCTCGGGTTGAAATCGCGGATTGTTTACGATTGGAAGGATGCATCGAATTTGGTCAAGGAAGGCGATGTGTTGATTCTGAACATCCAAGCATCTCAACGCTCGGTTGCGGATCATCTTCGGTCTGCATGGCAGCGCGCCTACTGGAAGAAGCAGCCGCTTGCAACATACGGTCATTGGGTCGTGTTGGCATATGACGCGCAGGGGTGGATGTACGCTTGCCCAACAATGAAAGAAGGCAATCCCGGACGGCGACCAACACCCGCCGAAGTCAAAACACTCCGTGATTCAAAGGGTGACGCGGGATTTCCTACGCCGCCCGCAATGGTCGTGATCTCGGCCGGAAAGATTGGTTGACATGACATTTGATCCATTCGCGTCCGAACTTGCAACGGCGATCATTGTTGCGCTTGTCCCCGTGGTCATCGGCGGTCTGGGCTATCTCGCCCGCGCCGCCGTCGGATACCTCCGCGCACGGGTATCCGCCGAGCATTTCACGATGGTCGAGCAGATCGCCGCGTCGGTCGTTGCGGGGATCGAGATGACGCTCCGCGGCAAGACGGGCGAAGACAAGCGCGCCGCCGCGCTCGCGCTCGTTCGGTCTGAATGTGCCAAGCGTGGGATCGTCCTTGATGAAGCCCAGATCGTGACCGCCATTGAAGCCGCCGTCTATCGGGAGCGCATCGCCGCGTCCAAGTAGACGCGCACCCCGTGTTGAGGTATTGTCACGGGAGCGACGCGTAGCCCGTCGCACAATTGGAGGTCAAAGGGTGTCAAAACTTGAAGCGGCTCTGGCCGCGATTGCGCCGAGGCGCAAAGGTCCGGCGTGTTCGGTCAAACAGTTGGTTGAACAATTGGAACCGTCCGAACGCACCGCGTTGGAATCTGCAATCAATGGAACGGACGAAAATCGTCCGACCGGGAAAGCACTATCCATCGCGATCGAATCCGCGTATGGCGCGCAGATCCATCGCGCATCCATCGAGCGTCACCGCCGCGGTGATTGCCTATGTTCACGGGAGGCGAAATGACCAAGTTTGATGACGCGTTGGAAGACGCGAAATTGGTTGATCAATTGTCCGATCTAAAATCCGCGCACACGCGTGTGTTGCGCCAACTGGAAAAATCCAAACGGTCGCAAGACGAATTGGTGGAAGCCGTCTATCAAGCGGCGAAGGATGCCGCGATGGGAATGAACATCACGCCCGTCCCAGCACCGAAACCGGACAAGCGAAAACTCGCGCCAGAAGCGGCCATCTTGATGCTCGCCGATTGGCAAGTGGGGAAAGTGACCCCGACATATTCGTCCGATGTTGCCGCCGAACGCGTCAAGATCTTGGCGAAGAAAGTTCAAAAGTTGGTGGCGATCCAACGAGCGGATCATCCCGTTCGCGAATTGCACATTTTTTTGCTGGGAGATCTGGTCGAAGGCGAAGACATCTTCCCTGGGCAAGCGCATTTGATTGATGGCGGATTGTATTCGCAAATCTTCCAGACGGCAGAAATGCTCGCGGGGTTGGTGCGAACGCTGGCCGCAGAATTTGAAACGGTCAATGTCGTTGGTGTCATCGGCAATCATGGGCGAATGGGGCGGTTCGGTTCCGTTCGACCTGAAAGCAATGCCGATGCCATCGCATACCGGACGGCATCAATGATCGTGGCGAACGAGCCGCGAATCAAATGGAAGGAAACCTTCACCAAGGGCGAGCGCCATTGGCACGAATACGTGAATGTCCTCGGTCGTAAGTGGCTGCTATTCCACGGCGAGCAATTGAAGGGCGGGTCGTTTGGGTTTCCGTGGTATTCGCTCGCCAAGCGTTTGTCGGGATGGGCGTTGGCATTGGATGGCGGGAAACCCGACTATGCAGCCTTCGGCCATTGGCACACGCCCGTTCGGGTCGTTGCCGCGGACGGACGGATCACCGCATTCGGTTGCGGTTCCATTGAATCCTCGAACACCTACGCGCAAGAATGGGTTGCCGCGTCCGGCGAACCCGCGCAATGGTTGTTGTTCCAAACGCCATCGGGTTTGTCTGCGGAGTACTTGATCCGTTTAGAAGATCCGACCAAGTAAACTTTGCAATCTGCCGCTGGGGTGCCTCCCCCCAGCGGCAACCCATCATCAAAATCTGCGACCTCGCGCTGCGGGGCGTTTTCCCCGTGGGGTCATATCACCCCACCCCACCAATAAACGCGCCCCAGAAGCCCGCAAAAGGGCAAATGCGGGGATTTAGCGTCAGCCGCTCGGAGCCTAGCGTTTAGCGTTTCCCGCCCGTATTCACCCCGATCACGGGGGGTCGCTGCTCTGGCAGCCGTTTCAGACGGGCTGGGCTGGCATCGGGTTTTGTCAAGCGCGAGGGGCGCGGCCGGAAATGGGGGTGGCGGTCAAACTCGTCACGGGATGAGCAACTGCCGTTTTCGGGGGTTACTTCGAGCATCTGCCATCGGCGGTGAGTAACTGCCGTTTTCGGCGGTTACTCCAAGCATCGGTGATTTTGTCAGCATCGGGTCACGGGGGCGACCCCGCTCCGCCCGACCGACCCCCCCAATCTGGAACACCCCTTGCATCCCCTATGGGACGGGCGTACCATTGGGGCAGACGGGGGACTTCCCCGTGATCAAAGCATTGGAGGTACACGATGGCACGGACGGCCAAAACGGTGGAACACAAGGTGACCCGCGAAATGTCCCAGACGATCACCGGCGAAATCAAAACCGCCGTGGATTCGATCTTGGCGAAGCACGGGTTGGTTGCGGGCAAAATGGCAACGGGGTTCGGTGAATTCTACGATTTCAAAATCACCGCCTACGCCAATGAAACGGGTCGCAACGGGGTCAATCTGGCGGCAAAAGAAGCATTGCTTTTCCCCGCGTTCGGCGCAATGCACGGTCTGACCACCGATGACCTTGGTTTGGAATTCAATCACGCGGGTCAACGATGGGTGTTGGTCGGGGCGAAAAACTCCGCCAAATTGCCAATCGTTGCCCGCAAACTTTCGGACGGTCGGTTGTATTCAATGCCAGAATCCCCGTTCGTGATCGCGGCGATCAAGGCGGCACGATAATGGCGCACCGATTCACGGTCATCATTGAGGTTGAATTGGAACGCACCGAAGGCAAATTTGCATCCCGTGACGAGATGGCGGAAGCCATCCAAGAAGCGTTCGCGGGCGCGTGCGAAGGGGAATCGCTTTCGGGTCTGGGTGCAGACGGGCGAAGCGACTATGAAATCATTTCGTCCGTGGTCGTGGAGGTCGCAGACGAACCAACCAAAAAGGGGGCGTGATGAACAAGGCGGAACACTTCCCGAAGGGGGCAATCGTTTCCCGCAATGTCACCGATGCGAACGGTGACCCATTGGATCGCGTGCAATATGGGCGGGTCATTCGGGTCACCGAACACGACCGCGTTCACATGTGGTGCGTGTATGAGGTGGACTTCGCCGCGGTCGAGGATTTGAAAATTCCGGCCGCGGTTGAAGAAATCTACCAGCCAGAATTGCGATGGGAGGACGAACCCGAAGCGTTCTATTGGGACGGCGTTGCCCACGAAACGCTTCATTGCGTTTGCGGCACGCCGCACCCAGAGCAGATCTTTGACGATGCGTTCCCGTCGCGGGTCATCCGCCGATGCGGTCAATGCGGTGCGGTCGCGGATCTGAACGAATCCACGGGCGCGTGGCTCGTCCGAACCGAACCGAAATTGCACGCCGCAATGTCGTGCGAATTCTGCGCGGGGATTATGGCGAACGGGGCGGTGACCACCAATGCGTGAATTGATGTTCGTCCCACACACCGCGCTGTTGCCCGATGGGTTCACCGATCTTTTGAACGAATGTTCAATGACCGAAGAAGTTGCGCCCAACATCGCGATGGCACTCGCTCCATCGGGCAAATGGATCGTGTGCTTCAACGATGGGGAGTGCATCCGCGTATACGGCGCGGGGCGGCGGAAGCCGACCCCTCGCCAGATCGCGCGGCATATTGCGAAGGAGGTTTTGTCGTGAAAACCGAACCATTGATGGATTGGGGCGATGCAGACGAACACGGTGAATGCTCCGTGTGCGGCCAACATCGCGAAAAGATCAATTCCGGCGAACTAAAACCGTGCTATGCGTGGGAACGCATCGCGGAAAAAGAAACGGAGGACGGCAATGAATGAGATTCGAACAATGATTTTGGACGCGTTGGCGTTGGTGACATTCATCGCGGCGATGGTGTTGCTGCTTGCGATGGGGGCAATGCGATGATCGCCGTGACATACCCGTCGCTGTTCAAAACCGTCCCCGACCGTCGCGTGGAATCCTGGGGATCGCTGGTTGATTTGCTTTCCACGCATCGCGAAAACGCAGACAAGGAACGCGCTCCAATGTGGTCGCCCGTGACCCTTGCCGATGGCGGGAAGCGATGCAATGCGGCGGTGATCGCGGTCAACGCGATGGTCGTTGATGTGGACGGCGGCACGGCGTTCGAGGTGGCGAAGGAGCGCGTCGCGGGGCGTGATTGGGTGGCGTATTCCACGCACTCCCACACGCCAGAAAATCCGCGGTTCCACCTCGTCGTTCGTCTGGATGAACCGATTTCCGGCGAACGATGGGCGAAGGAATATGACCGCATCCGTGGCGAAATCGGGTGCGGGGATGTGTTGCGCGCCCCGTGCCACTCGTATTTTCTGCCGCAACACCGTCCGCAATCCGAATGGTTTGTGGAGGTTGGGGGCGTAAGCCGCCATGAGGGGCGGGGCAATATTGATTTCGGTTGGGCGGTGTCCCGATGACATTGCGGCACGCATCGTTTTTTTCGGGCGCGGGCGGGTTGGACATTGGGTTTGAACGGGCGGGAATCCGCACCGTGTCGCATTCCGAGATTGATCCATACGCGTCCGCGGTCTTGAAACGGCATTGGCCGGAAACGCCAAACCTTGGCGACATCACGGCAATCGGTTGGGAGGACATTCCACATGCAGAAATCTGGTCGGGCGGATTCCCGTGCCAAGACTTATCCGTCGCGGGAAAACGCGCTGGGTTCGGCGGTTCACGGTCATCTCTCGCATTCACATTCCTTGACCTTGTTGAACGAGGTCGACCTCGGTGGCTCGTGCTGGAAAATGTCACGGGACTTTTCACATCCAACAACGGTGCAGATTTCCGACGGCTCATTGGGGAGATTGCCCAACTCGGGTATGGCGTGGCGTGGCGCACCGTTGACGCTCGCCATTTCGGTGTTGCACAACGACGAAGGCGCGTCTTTATCGTCTGCAACCGTGACGACGCTTTCAATGGTGTTGGAGCCCAACGCGCCGCGGAGGTTCTCGTTGAGTGCGAAGGCGGCTGCGGGCATATTGCGGCGGGCGGATCGCCGCGAGAAGACGCTTCCAGAATCGTTGCGGCACGCGTTGGAAACTCTGGCGGCGACATCTCCGCAACCGTCACCGCAAAATGGTCAAAGGGAAGCGGGGGACCGGCTGGCGACGAAACCCAAAACCTCGCCGTCGGTTCGTCGGTTGACACCGATGGAAACGGAACGGTTGATGGGGTGGCCAGACGGGTGGACAATCGTGGAATCCTGGGGCAAACCAACGATGGGGATTTTCAAACGGAAGAAACGGTGAAGGCGTTTCAAACCCGTGTGGATGAAAAACACGGCAACTTCACAATGACCGAAACGGATGTTGCAAATTCGATTTCGGCATTGTGGGCGGCTGACACTTCGCATCGGTCAATGACGCTTGTCAACACATTCGGGGCAGAAACCCACCGCGCATTGCAAGCGCGGGATTGGAAGGCTGGGGTTGCGAATCAGGACATTGGCCAAGAAGGTTTCCTCGTTGGCGAACCCGTGCTTTCATTCCCGTCGCGGTTCGGATCAAACGCCAATGTCACCGAAGATCAAGCGCAATCGTTCGCGCACAATGCGGGCGCTCCGGCGGTGCTGGTCGGCTCGTCGTATGACGGGCTGAATCAGAAATTTGACGGGGATGGCGCACATCGAACCTTGCGGATCGGTCGCGATTCGTCGGATTTCGTGGTCGCCGAACCAGAAATCACGGACGGTGACCCGATGTTGCCCGTCGGTCTGGACGGTCATCGCTATCGGTGCTGCGGGAATGGCGTTGTTGCCCCCGTTGCGGAATGGATTGGTCGCCGCATTGTTGCGGTTGATGCCAAATATATGTTGGGGTCGGCAGCGGGTTATGCCGACCCCAACGCCAATGCAGAAGGAGGCGGACGATGAAACTTGATCGGCGAAACGATCCCGTGACGATCACGGATTTCCGGCATTTGGGTTCACGGGAAACCCGCACACGGTCAACGGTGACGATCTGGATGATGGCCGCGGTCATCATCCTGGCAATCATCGTCAAGGCGGTGGTGCGATGACCACGATTTCAAAGGCGATTGATCCGAAACGGGTTGGCATTTCAAAATCGTTGGTCACGTCAACGGCGTTGTGCAACCGAAAAGGTTGGTTCAACGAACACATCCGCACGGCTGACGGGTCGCGTCTGCCGCTGATCGCGCCGGAACGGGTCGCATTCGGTTCGGCATTGGACGAGGCGATTCTATTCATCGCATGGCACATCCGCGAAGGTCTGCCGTGGCGTGAATCGGATGCCGTGGCCGAAGGATTGAAAGCGGCGTTGGGTCGGAAGCATCAACCGAACATCAATTGGGAGGTGTTCGAGGTGCAACTCCGCAACGCCGTGGCGATCTTCCGCGCGGATGTGCTGAACGACACCGTGCCGGATTCGCGTCCATTGGTGGATTTCCGCGGTTCAATGTTGCAAGGTCTGGATGGCGAATCGTTGCGGGTTGGCGATCTGATCGGAACACCCGATTTCATCATCAACGGGGACACCCGAACGAACGGGCGCACGCTGATCTTGGATCTGAAGGCATCGTCACGGGCAAAATCCGAACGGGATTTGCGTTCGGCAGAATTGTCATTCTACGCGTGGCTTTGGTCGGTTCACACGGGCGGCGAATTGCCAGATGTCGGCTATTTGACCTTCGCGCGAACGGCTAAACCGCGCTATCAGTTGCTCGTCGGTGCGGCAGATGTTGGGCATTTGCTGCTCGCTGATGAATTCGTCAAAACCACACGGGCGGTCATTGCGGCCAAACGCCAAGAAGATGTTGGGTTTTCCACATCATTTTGCGCGTCGTGTGAATGGCGAAAACCGAATCCAGAAGTGGGATTCGATGGATGTTCCATCGGACTGCTTGTGGCGGCAGAAGAAACGGAGGTGGAGTGATGGCGTGGGTCGCGACGGGGGATTCCACATCGGAAGCGTGGCGACCTGGGGTTGTGAAATTGGTGGATGATGTGCGCGCGGCATTGTCGGACGATCTCCGGCGCGCACCGTGGAAGGGTTCGGCAAACCCATTCGCGGGTCATTGCTATGTCGCATCGGAAACGGTGTTCCATATCCTTGGCGGTCGTGCGGCGGGGATCACCCCGATCCATATGAAGCACGAGGCGCAACCACATTGGGCGTTGCGGTTTTCGGATGGTTCAATCGTTGATCCGACCGCGGATCAATTCGCGACCCGTCCGAATTATTCGATGGCGCGCAATGCAACATTTCTGACGGTGAAGCCGTCGCAACGGGCGGTCACATTGATCGCACGGATCAAATCGGGTTGGGTTCGGCCGGAAATTCGGTCGGCCAGAAATGGAGGCGATTCAAATGGCGTTTGATTTGAAGGACTATGTGGATGTGGCGGAGCGGCTCCGCGAATTCTATGAAAAGCACCCATCGGGTCGGGTGACCACCGCCATCGTGGAGATGACGGACAAGCGGGTGGTCGTTCGGGCGGAGGCATTCCGTGCGGCGGATGCTGTCGTTCCGGCGGGGGTCGGTCATTCGGGATTGTCAATTCCTGGGGTGACCCCATACACGCGCGGATCGGAATTGGAGAATGCCGAAACTTCCGCCATCGGGCGGGCGTTGGTCGCGGCTGGTCTGGCATCCAAGCGGGTGGCATCGGCGGACGAGGTGATGGCCAAGCGGGTGGACGGCGTGACACCCGTGACCGTGACGATTGGCGAACACGCTCCCGTTGAAACGGTGGTCATGCCATCAGACGATGATCGAATTTTGCGGGCGGCGATGTCGCTGGCGAACGCAGATCCGACCACGGGTTCCACATGTCCCGTTCACCGGAAGCCGTGGAAACTCCGTGAAGGAACATCGTCCAAGACGGGGAAGGATTATTCATTCTGGTCATGCGGATCCAAAGACGACAATGCCCCGCGGGGTTGGTGCGACCAGCAACCATCCCCAGAATGGAAGGCGGCGAATGAACGCCGCAATTCGGATGGGGGCTATTGATGTCGGAGGCGTGGATCAAGGTTGCCGTCAAAACGCTCCGTGATCCGAAGGTGGTCACCCTATCGTCCGACGCGGTGCGTTGGGCGTGGGTGGCCATCCTTCTGGCCGCGAAGGAACAAACGCCGCCCGGACATTTTGATTCGGAACCCCATTTGCGGGCGGTCGTATCCCCGACCGTCGGGGAGCATTTCACCGAATTGGTCGAAAAAGGGTTGTTGAACATTGACCCAGACGGCGGGATTGCCCCCGCTC